TTACTGCATCTGCAGTAACATCAATTAAAGTTCCAGCACCTACGGCTAAAGAACCCGATGTTGTAACAGATCCTGTTAATCCATTTCCACCTGATACAGAAGTAACTGTACCTGTGTTTGTAGTAAATCCAGAGTCATTATTAAATCCTGAAATAGCAATATTGCCTTTTGTAAGTTTTTTCTGTGCGTTAGCACTATCTACAACAGCAAAAAAATCTCCGTCTGCATCTGATGTAGATGTAGTTAATTCTGAAAGATCAACATCTATTTGATCTGCTTGAACGTCAATTAAGTTTCCAGCGCCAACATTTAAAGTAACATCACCAGATGATCCACCACCTGTTAAGCCAGATCCTGCTGTAACGCCTGTAATATCTCCAGTAGTTGGTGTTTGAAATTCTAAAGCCGTTCCACCAGAATTAACTGCTAGAACTTGGTTTGCAGATCCAATTGAAGTTAATCCTGTACCACCTTTTGTTGTTGGAACTGTAGGTAATCTGTCTGATGCTAAAGTACCTGAAGCAATGTTAGTTGCATTTAAATTTGTTAAAGCACTACCATTAAGTGCTGGTAATGTAGATGGAAATCTTGCGTCTGGCACAGTTCCCGAACTTAAATTTGAAGCATTCAATGAAGACCCATCAATGAATCCACTATCATTATTAAATCCTGAAATAGCTATATTTCCTTTTGTAAGTTTTTTCTGTGCGTTAGCACTATCAACTACAGCAAAGAAATCTCCATCGGCATCTGATGTAGAAGTTGTAAGTTCTGATAAATCAACATCAATAGCATCTGCTGTAACGTCAATTAAATTACCTGCTCCAACGTTTAGTGTTACATCACCGGTTGTTCCACCACCTGTTAAACCTGAACCTGCAGTAACTGCAGTTATGTCTCCAACTGTAGGTGTTTGAAAAGATGGAACCGCTCCTGCACCTGCTGAAGTTAAAACTTGTCCTGCACTACCTGTTGCTACTGCTACAGGGTTTCCAGATGTATCATATGAAATAATATTACCATCTGTACCTGGAGCCATTTTGGCTAATGTGATTTGATCATCAGCTATATGAATTGTATCAATTGAACCATCTACATATTGGTCAGAATCTACAGAATTTGCACCCATTTTTTCTACAGCTATTGAACCATTAACTAATTGTGATGCATTAATTGTTTTGTTTGTTAAAGTTTGACTACCAGTTAAGGTAGCAACAGTTGAATCAATAGCTATATCATTTGCATTTGCTGTAATACCAGTACCCCCAATAACATTTAAAGTTACATCTCCAGTAGTTCCACCACCTGTCATACCGGTACCTGCTGTTACAGCTGTAATATCACCAACTTCTGGTGTTTGAAATTCTAAAGCAGTTGCTCCTGCATTTACTGCAAGAACTTGATTCGCAGTTCCAATTGCAGTTAAACCTGTACCGCCTTTTGTTGTCGGTACTGTTGGTAATCTATCTGATGATAAAGTTCCTGAAGCAACGTTTGAAGCATTAAGTGCTGTTAAGTTTACACCACTCGCAGCTGGAAGTGTTGCAGGAAACCTTGCGTCAGGTACTGTACCTGAAGCTAAATCGTCTGCATCTAAGTTTGTTAAGTTTGCTCCGCTAATTGCAGGGAGTGTTGCTGGGAATCTTGCATCTGGAACTGTACCACTTGCTAAATTAGTTGCATTTAAATCTGTAAGTGCTGACCCGTTAGCTGCTGGAAGTGTTGCAGGAAACCTTGCATCAGGTACTGTGCCTGAAGCTAAATTATCTGCATTTAAATTTGTTAAGTTACTTCCATTGTTTGCAACAATGTTATCACTTGAATCTAGTATGACTGCTTTGGATGCAGGAAGGGTACAGAAAACATCTTTAGTACCTGCAGAAAAATTCACTGCAGCATCACTATTAGATGATGATAAAATAGTAGTTCGAGCTAACGTTCCAGCACCAACTGTACCTAGTCCTACTTCAAACTCACCATTTTCATTTACGATTGAATAGTAAGTTGTATTTGTATTTCCAATTGCTGATGAAAACGTTTCAAAACCTAATACTGCTCCTGCAAGAGTAAAAGTACCCGTACCTGTAGTGGTAGAAGTTTCTTTGACCCTATCATTGACAACCAATGCCATTTAGACCTCCTATTAACCAGAGATTCTTAATATAGCTGCTGCTGTAGTAAATGCTGGAAACTGTACTGTGAAAGTTCCTGATGTCGCTGTTTTATCTGCTCCAAAATCTAAAACTGCAACTGCTGCATTTGTAACTGCAGAAGATGTGTTGTAGATTAATGCTCCTCTAGCTGTCAACGTTACACCAGTAAATGATAAATCTGCAAAGTCAACAATTGCAACACCTGATGCAATTGAAGTATTTTGACCTGTCAGATCTCCACCACCAGCTGTGTATTGACCACTGTTTGCAACTTCATTAGTTGCTGTGTAAGCAGTAGTCGCTGAGTTTAGAGTTGCTGAAGAAGTATAAAGAGCTAGTTTAAAAACATCACCACCAGATGAAGAAAAATTTTGATCTCCTTCTAGTAATTGTTTCTTGAATGCATTTGCAATCGCTTGTGTTATAGCCATAATTTATCTCCTAGTTTTTATTTTTTGCCGAGTCGAGGAACACCCGATTCGTATTCATCTCGTCTTCGTCTTCCCATTTGTTCTATAGAGAAGCCTTCAACTACTTGTTTATACTTTCCTTCGTATAATTGCAAGAGATCATTTGGCCCCTTTAAAAAAGAAAATGCTTCAACTAAGCATGCATACAATAGTCCGTTGGGAAAATACTTACTTATGTATGTTGTCGTATTTGTAGCAGATAAACCAGGGTCTTTCAAGATATAATTTAACTGAATTTCATAAGTTGAGCTAGGTGTAGGAGCCAAAACAATAGTGTCTTTGTCCCACATACTATAATATTTTGGTTCTCCAGTAGCACCTGTTGAATTATATTCGGACATAAAACTTGTGTCTCTATACTCTAAAAAATTTCTAGTTCCACCTGATCCACCATCTACAATTTGTGCAGATCTAACAACCAATAAATCAGCAGGCACATCAATAAATCTTTGTGATGCAATTAAATTAGCTGTTGCATATCTTCTGTTATTGTCAGAATCTACATCTCTAAATATTCTAAATTCTGCATCGCTAATAATTCCATCAATAATAGTAGATGTTAAAACATTTGAATCTACTTCTGTGTAATCTCTAATTTTTTGTACTAGTTCTGCGTATGTCATTATGCTTGTAGGTCAACAGGTCCTGCTGTACAACCATCTCCTCCCCCATTTATATCACCATTTGTAGCAGTGTCACTACTTTGAAAGTAATAATAATTTGTAGTATCTCCTACTATACCACTAGAATTAATTTGTCCAACCGTGATTGTAAAACCACTAGCATTACTAATATCACTAACTCCATCAATAATAGGCACAGAAGTATAACCATCTGCATCTGTTGGTCCTCTAAATCTAACAGTGTCTCCAGTTGACCTATCGTGGTTAGATGAATAAACATTGATATAAGTATTGCCTGCATATTTAATTGTCTCAAACGGACTTGTTTGTAATAAAATTAAAACAGGAGGTTCGACTCTATCAGGTCTTGCAAATTGTAAACCTTGTGGATCAGCAACTGTTGGTTTTGGTTCAAGTTGTGGTTGTTTAGGTTCAAATTCAGAAATATGAACACGTGAACCATTCCATTCAACTGCCATTTCTGTATAAGGAAAAGCTAAACCAGAACGGTCTGAAATAAATTGTGCGTATTTTCCTTTAGATAAATTAGACATTTGGATAATAAGTTTTAGGAGTTATGAAAGTACTTGAAGAAGAACCATCTTCTTCCAGAGCTCTCTGTAGTTCATCTTCGTACAATAATTTTAATTCTTGTGTTCTTTGTGGAGCTTTTTTAACCGATAAATAATAAGCAAGGCCCGCGCACATACATGGAACGAATCTATAAGGAACATCAGTTGCATTCGTGTAATTTCCTGCATCTTGTATTCTTTTCACATAATAGAAATTAATAAAATTACCTGCTTCAGTGGATCCTGGAGTTAAATATAAAGTCATAGTAACTTTATCAATAAATCTTTGAACAAAATATTGAGTAGGAGTTCCTTCTTGAGTCTTAGAAGAAAGACCTTGGTAAGTTGATCTGTTAATTTTTGTTAAAGAAAAATCAACATTAGATGAATTTCTATAAACTGCTTCTAATACATCATCTACACCATAAATAGCTGTAGCATCGGATGTACCATCAGATGTTGATCTATACATTGTATAGACTGCTTGACCATCGACTAACGTAAAGGAACTATTTCCTACTTCCCAATAATGTAAACCTCTATTACCCCATTCTTGAAACATAATGTTTAAAGAACGTCTAGCTGTTTTTAAATCATATCCAGAATAAGACTGTATTCCTATTCTTTCAAAAGCCTCTTCTATAATTTCATCTATATAGAGAGTCTTATCAAAAGTAGTTGTTCCAGAAGTAGTATTAGCCATTGAGCCTCCTACTTATCTATTAATACAGTACACTTAGCACTTGTAATTACACTGCAAGTCATTCCACCTTTAAATAAGATACCATCTTCAGGCATGTTAAATGAAAAAACATCTCCTGGAGGAACATCTGCTATAAATTGAGTTCCGTCAATATCTTGTAAAGTTACAGTTCCTATATCTGTAGTAGTAGTTGTATTAGAAAGAATTAATCCTCTTAATCTAGTTCTACCAGCAAATACTTGAGCCGCTGATGTAATCTGTACTGCTTTTACGTCACCTTTAGCTGCCATAATTTTTCTCCTTAGTATTTTATATGTGGGCCGAAGCCCACATTAATTAATTAACTTGATGTAACGTCTGTACCAGTAATTACTTGTTTCCAAGTAGTACCATCAGAAAAAGCATAAGTAGCATTTCCTGTGTAACCATTCGCAACATAAACCATCAATGCTTCATTATTTACTGCGCTTAAAGTTTCGCCGGCTCTTGAGCCAGTAGCGATTGTAAGTGTAGATGTATTTGAAACAGTCCAAGCAACAGTTCCACCTTGTTGTGTGTCATCTGAACCTGTGTGTGGGTTAACGTTTGCTCCACCAATAAACCCGTTAAGGGCTACTACTGGACCTTTAAATGTAGTGTTTGCCATGATTGTTCTCCTAGTTAATTCTACATAGTCTCTAGGCCGTCGACTATACTGCGTCCATGCAGAATATTAATTTACGTATAGTGCAAATATTATATGTTATTTTTGAGTAGAGTGCAAGAGATCCTACAGTGTGGAGTGTGTTTTTCCAACGATGTAGCTTTTTACTTAAGTAGCTACTGAAACTTCTGGAGTAGAACCTTCAATACTGTTCTGTATGTGGGCTATTCTAGCTTCTTCAAGCTTTATGTCAGTGATGATTTGTTTGATTTTGTCATCTATTCTGACCATGTCAAGAGTATATCTATTGTTGTCAATATGCTCTTGTTCCCACTTCAACTCCAAGGACCTTTTTGCTTTGTATAGGTCTTGTATCATTAATAACCTCTTCATAAGTTATTCTATTTATTCCCGAATGATAGCTATCTCCGAGATATTCCCATTTTATATCTTTTTTTCCAAGTTTGTCAAGTATAGCATTTTCAACATTTATTGTTGAATCTTCTGTATGTTCTATAACAAATTTAGAGTGATGATTGTAAGCCCAGATATTGATGAGAGTTTTTTTCATAGTTTTGTCTTTCTATTTATACAATGGGGCCATTTTAAGGCGGCCCCATTATTTTTAATTATTATGCTCCTGGAGAACCGTAGATTCCTCTATAGTCAGATACACCAAATTGGTATCTTTCTCTAGCTTTGAATCTTAAGTTACCAGTATCGAAGTCACCTTCCATAGCTGTTTTGATCGGAGTTCTAACGAAATGTTTCATTCCATTAGGAGCGTCAGTGATGATAAAGAACGCGTTCGGATCAGTTAAGAAATTGTTCACTCTGTAACCTTGAGGAACCATTCCCATAGAAACGATTGCATTAACATCATTGTCCGCTGTACCCGTTCTAAGTTGAGATTTCATTAATCTCTCAGCTGTGAACTGAAGCGCTGAAGGAATAATCATTTTTACTCCTTTAGCTGCGATTTTTAAACCTCTTTCATCAGTAAACGCTGCAATGTCTATAAGAGATTGCTCTAATGAAGTTTCGTTTAAGTCAGCAGCTGTCGCTAGTGTATTTGATACAGTACCCGCAATTGTTGGGTGGTTTGTAGCAAAAAGAGCTGAACCATCACCTGAAGTGAAAGTACCGAATCCATTAACTAATGGATTAACCGCTTTTACTTGCTTAGTGTTGGCCATAGATCTAGCTAACGCTTTTGTATATCTGCTTGACAGTCTGTCATACAGGTTATCTTCTACCGCTTCCTCAGTAATCGAAAAGGCTAGAGCCACTGTTTCCATAGTGTATCTTGCAGTGTAAGTCTCTTGAGCATTGTCAAAAGTTACACCTGAACCTTCAGGTTTTACTTGAGCATTCGCGAAACCAGATAACATAACTTCTTCTTCAAAAGCTCTGTCTGATGTTTCTGTTGCATATATCTCTGCATGTTGGTTTTCGTAACGTTTGTATTCCAAGCCGAATAGTGCATTCAAACCTGGCTCTAGTTCTTTAACTAGTTGTCCTCTTGATATCGCCATAATTTATCTCCTATTCTAATTAGATACCGTTAGCAGAATTTAGAGCATGCTCATTAATATTAACAACAACATTAACATTAGCCGAAGCTGTGTCATTGTTATCAATATCTTTTGAGATACCTAAAATTCTTAATTGAGCTGAAGCACCAGAAGTCATAGTTCCTGATATTTCAGTTTTTGATACGTAGTTTGCTGAATCTCCAGCTGCATACGAAATGTCTGCAACTAAGAAAACATTTGCACCAGTAACAGATCCTGCAGATTGTATTTCAAATCTTTCGTAAGGATCATCTGATACAAATCCAACTACATCACTAGCAGTATTGCCAGCTAAGTAGTGGTTTGACCACGTAGGTTTTTGTGTATTTACATCAGTATAGAAAACACCGTTAAGCGAACCTAACAATAAATCACCTGCTGCCGCTACATTTAAACCACCATCAGCCGCTGGTGTTACAGCGTCCTGGAAGTAAATAGTAGAAGTAGTAGTATTAATTGCATACTCACTTAAACCTTGGTTATCACTATTCTGACCAACTTTTCCAATTGCTCTCAATCCGAAAGCACTGTCTTTATTTGCCATAGTTTTTTCTCCAATATGTGACGAAAATTCGTCACGGTTAATTTAAATTAGTGATCTAGAAATTGTTAGAAAACTATTTCTTCGTACCACCAAAAGTTACACGAGTCTGTCTATCAATATTGATAGGCATACTTGGATGCTCATCCTTCATGAGATCGTGATCAAATGCTTCTTCATTTTCTCGCGCCTGTTTAGCGTAATAATCAGCGTATTGCTGAGCAATCTCTTTAGGTACTCTAGCGAGCACTAGGCCACCTTGACCGATCACTCCCTTGTACTTACCGTCTTCCACAACAGCGTATTCTGTACCTTCATATTCGTCTGCTCTAACAAGTTCATAACCAGATCTTAATCTACCTTGAACATTTTTAGAATCGTCGAATCCTAAAGATTCAGCTCTAAGCCACCTGTGAATAAAACCCGCCGGTGCAGGGGGTGCATCTAATAAAGATGGTGGAGACCAGACTTTAGGTCTTGTTGTATTTTCTCTAGTCTGACTCGCACGTGAAGTTTTGTTATTTTCGTTTTCCATATGCTTATACTCCTTCCGTGATTTTTAATTGTTCCGCATAGTCTTTAAGTGGCACACCCAATTTTCTAGCAATTGCTACCTGTGAAGGTGTGAGTTTCACAATTTTGCGACTTGACGGCCTACTTGTCCGCGTTGCCGAAGCAACAGTTTGGGTAGGCATTTTTGTAGTCGTATCTGTATTACTACCAAACTTGTGGGGAAATTCAAGTCTTATTCTTCTATCTATTTCAGAATAATACTCTTCCGGTTCAGAATTAGGGTCATAACCCTCTGTTTCTGTCAGTTGTCGGTGTATTACTTTAGCACCCTCAGTCATAATAGGATCTTTATTAAACCAATCGTTGTTTCTAGCCCAATCTCTTGCCCTAGCATCAACTTGTCTTGGTTGTTCTATTTCTTGTTGAGGTTGATAAACTGGTTGTTGTGTTGTTTTTAACTCAGCTTGTCTTGATTTTAAATCAGCAAGTCTTGCTTCTTCATAACCAAGTCTTGAAATTTCTGCACTTGCAGCAACTTCAGCTTTTAGATCACCTTCTTCTCTAGCCTTTGCTAATTTAGCAACAGACGCTTCTAAACCAGATTTAATTCTGTTTTCTTTTTCAGATACAAATCCCGAGTCTAGTTTTGTAAGTCTAGAGTTTAAGTTTTCTTTTTCAGCTAAAACACTTTTAGCGTATATAGTTGCGGCTTCTTCTCTTCGTTCCGCTTCACGCATTTTTTTAGTTAATGTAGCTATTCTTTTTTTTACTCCTTCTGAGTAATCTTTTAATTCTTTATCTTTCTTTTCTGTATCGTTAGCTTGAACATCAACTGACTCATTAGATTTCTCAGTTGTGTCATTGGCGCTAGTATTGTTTTCAACATTTGTTGTCTCCTCTACTGTAGTTTCTTCTACTACAGTTTCTGGTTGTGTATCGGATAAATCTACTTCGACCTCTGGTCCTGAAGTATCTATATCAACTGTTTGGTCTACGTCTGGCATAGTTTTCTCCTATGTTAATATTGATGAAGTATATCTTCGGGATTATCAATGGTTGCTAAAACTTCATCGTCATTTAGCATTCTAACTTCCCCACCATCTATCTGAATTCTAGATCCAGCATATTTTGCAAAAATTACCCAATCGCCTTTTTTACACCAAGGTCCTTCAGGAAATTTATCTTTGTCATAACAATGTGGACCCATAGCAAGAACTAAACCGCAAGTAGATCCTACTTGTTGTCTCTCTAACGTGTCTTGTCCTAGGAATAATCCACCTTTAGTTTTTTCTGGCAATTTAAATGGCAGAACAACTAATCTCCAACCGGTTGGTTTAGGTAATTTATTAGATTCTTTTGTTTTTAAACGTTCGTAACCTTGGTCTGCTTTTTCAGCTTGAGTTTTGTTTAACTCTTCATATTTTTCTTCCAAAGCATTTTTATGTTTTGGTACTTCTGTCCCCGATGTCGACAATTTTTCTGTCTGTGTCATTTTTCGCTCCTTTGTTTAGCAGGATGGATATTTCCTGAGATATTTTTGCATAGGCGTGAGCCTGTCCTAATAGATACTTGTATTTATCCATATTGTCAACCCCACCTTGAACCATGGTGTCACCAATACTTTGATAACTTTCTTTTAAGTGTTTTTGAATCTTAGTTATTAGATTTAATTCGTCCATTGTAACCTTTCTATTTTTTTGCTAGTTTATCTTTATTTACGCCTTTTTTAATCACGTAGTCTTGAGTGCCATTAGCACCTGTATTTACTTCAGTTCTTAAATTTTTAAAAAGAAGTTTTTTTTGATTTTCTTCTTTTACTTTTTTTGAATAATTTTCTAATATTTTTGTATCCCTCATTAGCAATTCCACTTTCTAAGTGATTTGTTTATTCTTGAATCTGGATCCCTTGCAGTTTTAGCAGAAGTTAATTTCTTTTTCATACCAGACATTCTAGCACAAAAAGATTTTCTTCTATTTGCTGCCGTAGATCCTTTTTTTAATTTTGATGGTTTAGTGGTTACTGCTGTTTTTAATTTTGATCCAGGGTTAGCTGCTCTATAAGATGCAACGCCTTTTTTATTTAATCCACCTGATTTAGATTTACCTTCTTTTCTAGTCCAAGCTGCTGTTGCCATTATTTTTTCCTCACAATAGTTTTAACGTTAGTTGGTTTAGGTCCTGTATTGCCTGCAGCTCTTTTTCTTTTAACTGCTGAAGTTTTTTGAGAAGAAGACATAGATCTTGCTTTTGCAAGAGGCACACATTTTGGATATTTTCTTTTAGATCCTTTAGATCTTCCGCACGGTTGATATTTACCATCCTTCTTTGGAGCTCCAATGTCTACCCATTTCTCGTTCACCCATTTTCTTAAACCACCTTCAGCCATTATTTTCTCTTTTTAGTTTTTTTCTTACCGCCTGGTTTTATTTTACCAGAGCAGACTGCTGATCCATACATATTAGCATATGCACTTGGATATACTTTAAATTTTCTTTTAGCCGCAGCTTTTCCTTTTGCACAAAGTTTAGCCACAAGCTCTCATTCCTTTTTTGTAACCCATTCGTTTTGCAACTTCAGGTGCTACCTTTTTAAGTTTTTTTATACCTTTACCTTTTTTACCAGCAGGTATTTTTTTCTTTGATTTATCCATATTGTTTCTCCTTATTTTTTTTTTATTAGATCGGTTGCTTTAAGTCCATACACACTCGCTATGACCCCAACGAAAATTGTTTGGTACCAAAATGGAAGTTGTGAAAAATATTCAAAGAATAATTTCATTTTATCCATAGCACTTGGGTCTTCTGAAAATACTGCCCACGCCAAAAGTACAATCGGAGCCGAGAGCAATAATAAAATAAATTCGTCTTTCCAGTCCGAATTTCTAGATTCTAATAATTTACCTTGATACTCTGCTTGACCATCTGCCATTTTCTGAGCATGACGCATTTGTGCATCCGCCATTAACATTTTAGTTTTTTGACGGTTCTTAAAAATGTGAGAGCCTGCTTGTGCGGCTAATTTAATAGCGCTGAACCACATGTTATATCCAAGTAGCTTTTTTAGATTTAGATTTTAACATTCTTTTAGTTCCTCTTACTTCAACTTCTTCACCAACCGCAATTTCATTACGAGATGCTTTATTTGCAGTTGTCATTGATCTTGGATCAATTTCAAGTTTCATTTCAGGGGTTTTAATTTCTACAATGTTGTCTAGTTTTTTCATATTTATCTCCTTAGTTAAATTTTTAGTCTATTTTTTTGATTTTGTCATCCTTTGTTTCGATTAGCCATTTCTTGTTTAGCAATAGACGTTGCAGCACGTAATTCTGCTAGATCTTCGTTCTGTTCAAGTTTTTCATCTTTGTTTTGTTGGTTCATCATCGCCTTCATTTTTTCTAAATTTAGTTTTTCTTCTGCCATTTTAGATTTTTTGAAGTCATCTTGAGCTCTGATGTCTAATTCTCTTGCTTTTAGTTTTGCAATTGGGTCATTTCCATACTCACCCATCATTTCTTGCTCTTCTTTAGCAAAATCTTCAAACATTTCAGCAATTAAAACTGCTTTTCTAGATTCTATTTGCATAGTCAACTGCATGATCTGTTGTTGGACCATTGGATCTTGTTGCATTTGCGGATTTGTCTGCATTTGCTGTTGCATTTGTTGCATCATCATGATTTGTTCTTTAAATTCTACTTCCACTTGCTCTAAAGCCATCAAACTAATGTGTTCAAAAATGTTTTTTTGCATTGAAGCTGTTATCATCGGGTTTCCTCTGGCCATTGTAGACGACATAAAGTTTAAATGGGCTGTAATGTGAGCTCTATGGTCTTGTCCTTTAAATGCTTGGAAAGGTTTTCCACTTAAAGCTTGTATCGCTTCAATAGAAGGGTCCATAGGTTGTGGTTGTTGAGGTTTATTTAAAATCATATCAATATTTTTAACACCCAACGCTTCATACATTGCACGATACGCATTATATAAATTATGCATTTGTGGATTAGATTGTGCTAATTGTAATTCAGATTGAGCAATAGATATTCTTTGTGTTTGAGAAAATATATTAGGATCTGCAATAGGTAAAATATCTACTCTATCATCAAAATCTTGTTGCTTAATTGTTCTCGCACCTCCTACTACATCGTAAGGATATTCTTGAGGTAAATAAGTTTTAAAAACTCTAGCCAATAATTTAAATTCATTTTTTAAACTCACATAAATTCTTTTGTGAATGGCCGACATTGTTCTTGATCCTCTTTCCAACAAAGCTACGGTCGTTCCCACTGCCGCTTGTTGATTCCCATCTCCTACTTGCATATCTGCAATTGATGCAAAACGTTGACCTGCATCTACAACGACCCCCATTAACTGTAATAGAGTCTGCGATGGTTCTTTAAATGGAAGAGCCATGAAAGCATCTTTAATATTTCCACCTGGAGCATCTACATCTCTAAATTCGCCTGGAGTGATTGACTGTGCGTCATCCCTAATTCTAATTCCACGCATTTTAAATCCTGCGGGTAGATTAGATAATGTTCCTGCATCGAGTAGTGATCTTAGAGCTGCGGTTGCAGTTCTTGACAATCCACCAATCATATGAATTAATCCAAAGCCATAAAAACCTAAGCCTGGTAAAAATTTAAAGTGTACAAAATAAGAAATTTTTTTCTTCAATGGATCATTAATTTCGTAGTTTCTTCTAATACTTAAAATCTCACGCGATCCTTCTTCTAAAGTTACAATGTAAGGAAGTTTAATACCTGTCATATTACCTTCATCATCTCTATCTTCAAAACCTTCTAAATCTAAATCAACATGGAATTCTAAAATTGTGTAAACATCTTCGTTGTTCGTTTTTGAAATTCCTTCTAACTCTCTTTCTTTTTTATCTACATCAGATTCGATGTCCGCGGGATCTCCTAAATCAACATCTCTATAAAATCCACTGACCTGTTGTTTTCTTAAATCGTTCTGAGAGGTTTTTACAACATGGACAACGGCCGACGCATCTTCTAAACTGGTTGCACTGTAAGGCACTACAAGATCAACAGCATGAACAAACTTACTAACTGCTCTTCCTAAAATTTCATCGTAATAAACTTTTTTAAAAGCAGAACCTGTTAAAGGTAAATAAAATAATAATTGATCAAACTCAGGTT